TTCCACCAGATGTTCGGGCGTACAGTGCCGATCCCCCACGCAGTCCGGCCGGTGCTGGAGGCTGTGACGAACTTCTCGTTCCGGACCATGCGCCCCATCGAGGGGATCTACCAGAAGGGACTGGAGCCCAGTGAGCGTACCGTCGCCACGACGTCCGAGTTCGCCAAGGCAGTGGCCCAGCATACCAAGGACACTGTGGGGGTGGATGTGTCTCCGATCATGATCGACCATGTGTTCAACGGGTACCTCGGTACGACGGCTGCGATCACGGTGGCAGTGGGGGACGCAGTGGTGAACCCCGACAAGACCGACCGTCCGCTCCACAAGATGGTGGGGTTGAGCGCCTTCACCTACGACCCGGTGGGCACCCGGCACATCTCCGAGTTCTACGACCTGCGCGAGAAGGTAGTGCAGACGCACAACACGTTCGAAGACATGAAGAAGTCGAACCCGGAGCGCGCCGAAGCGTACGCGGAGAAGAACAAGGAGAAGCTGGCGTTCTACTGGGCGGTCAACGGAGCGCTGGAGCGGTTGCAGAGTCTGCGAGCAGCCAAGAGCTGGCTGGACACTCCCGATGCGGCCAAGGAGTACGACTCGGCTACGCGGCTGGACATGAAAGAAGGGGTCCGCGCGGAAGAGAAGGAAGTGGCGGGCATCATCACCCAGTTCAAGCGCGAGGCCGGGCTCTAGGCAATCCGCCAGACACGCACACCGTAGTACCCGAACTCGCAGCGGGGGTGTGCTTTTAGTACGATGTTAAAATGCTTCGCGTGCTCCCGCACAGCCGCCCGGACTTCAGCGGCTGATGCGGTGGTCTTCAGGAAGAACGAGCCGCCCGGGTGCAGCTCTTCCCACACGATGTAGTACGGGACTCCGTACAGGTAGACGAACCTGAACTCGTCAGGTATCAGACTCCGCGGTTCCTCCGGAGCCCGATACAAATACCTCGGGGGCGAGTCCCACTGCTTGTCCGTCGACGCAGTACGCTCGTACGCCCGTCGCGTCATAGCTTCCCATAGCTCCTGCGCTGATCCGCTTCGTCGTGGTGGCGCCGCCATCCCTCAGTACTCCTGCTGCGGCCAGTGACTTGACCGCTTGTTTGAAGTCAACCTGACGCGACACGAAGAAGTCGCGCAGGGCCGTCGCCGGGATCCACAACGAATGGTTCACCGGCTCATACCGCAGCCGCAACGGCCCTCTCGGCAACTGAATGGGTGCACTCGGTAGCTGCCCCGGGATCGTCGGGTTGATGATGAGCGTGTTGCTCAGGTTGTCGTTGATGTAGGTCGTCAGCGTCTCTTGGGCCACCATGCTCGTGTCCGACACAGGGGCCAGCACTTCCCTGCGGATGCCCGTGAACAAGCTGATCGCGTAGGCGTAGATCGCTTTGGTGTCGAAGGTCAGCAGCCCGAGGTGCCGGCAGATGCGTTCCGCTACGACGTAGCAGGCCATGACGTTGGAGTAGAACCGGTCCGACTGGTCGTTCCCGAGGTCACGGTCGAGCTTCTGGCGTGCCTTGAGTAGCGCCTGCTTCACCTGCTCCATGTTCTGCAACACGAACTGGATGAACAACGGCCCCGCCACCCCGTAGTTCTCGGCGAGCAGCGAGAAGACCTCGTCTGATTCCGCCTTGGAGACCGCCGATCCGCGGTCGATGTTGATCTCGATCAGGCGGCGCAGTTCCCCTTCCGGGGTGTTCTTGTTCCGGATCAGCTTGTCGTACAGCGACGAGTTGCTGGAGGTGAATGCCATCGTGTTCCACGACGTCGTGTTGACCCGCAGCCGGTTGGTCTGCGCTTCCATCCGGTTCTTGCCCTTGCCGTGCGGCACGGAGTAGACGAACTCGGAGACCTCCTCATCCTTCATGTTGGTTACTTCGTCCATCGTGACCGCGATGTTGTTCATCATCCCCATGACTTGCATCTTGGAGTTGAGCGTGTCTTCCTTCTTCAGCAGCAAGTCTGCCGGGTGCCCGTAGATGGAGTTGATGGCCATCTGGAGTGTGGTCTTGCCCGTGCCAGACCGGTTCGACATGAAGTTGATCGTCGCTCCGCGCACCTCCATCCCGCCTATCAAGCGCAGCAGGGGCGCCCCGAACCCCAGCAACAGGCCGAGCGCGTGCCCTTCCATGCCGGGGTGGTTGTAGAAGTTCGCCACCTTCTTCCACTCGTCGAGACTACCCATTGGCTGGAGTTTCGGGGCCAGCGCACGGATGGTACTGCCGGCCGGGGCCAAGCGCGTTCCGGTCGCAGTGTACTCAAGCTCACCAACCACGAACCCAGTGAGGTCAGGCGTCCAGCCCATCTGGTGCCGGGTCCGATCTGCGGCGAACGCTTGCTGCAACTGCCTGATAGACGACGCCAAGTACGCCATGATATTTTCCATTTCCTTCGTGAGACAGGCGACACCGTGCTTCAGCAGCAGGTCGCGCATCTTTTCCTTGACCAGCAACACGCTGACCGGTGCCGTGAACCTGCGAATGCCGTCGTGCGGTGTGTGCACGTTCACCCCCACCAGCTCACCCTCGCCTCCGCCGGTTTCGTCTGTGTCGTAGAACCGGGACGTGAGGTACAGGTCGTTCTCGTAGACCACGACTTCCTCAACGTTGCCGTCCTTGTCCTTCACCTTCCGGAACACTCCGCCATCCTTACCACGGAAGTAGGGCCACGGGTAGGTCGGGATGTTGATCTGCACGAACTGAGGCGCGCGTCCCTCGATGTTGTCGGGGTCGAGCTGCTGTTCTACAACGTAGACGCCATCAGTCTCCGGCGCGGCCTCGACCTTGCGCCCCAGCACGATCGGGCTGGTGATGCGCAGTGCGCACTTCTCGCAGTCCGCCGGGAAGTTGTCCTTGTACCACTGGCAGGTGTGCGGGCCGGCAGTGTCTCTCGCCTTCGCGATGGTCTTCTCCGGGCTGTACCCCGGGTGGCCTTCCGACATCTTGTGGATGGCCGTCGCCCCATCCTCGCACCGCCACGCGATCGACAGCGCCGCGCGCCACAACGGCTCTTCCAGCGTCTCGGCTTCCTTCAGGGCCTTCGCAATCTGCGCACAGCCATGCCCGGTCAGGCTCTTCTTGGCGATGCGCGCGAACGACGTGGCGGGGTAGTCCCCTCGTGCCAACGACTTTGTGAATGAGTCCCCACCTACCTCGCGCACCGAGCTGAAGTCCACACCGTCCAGCGCGTCGGGTTGGGGCAGGAGTTTGGCAAACTCACTCAGCGGTGTGGGTACACCTTCGGCGAACAGAATGACTGGGAGCTTCGGATCCTTCTTGCAGTTGAACGTACCCGGTATGCGCAAGAGCCGCACGCAGTCCGCGGTTGCCACTGGGTCGATCTGGAACCCGCTCGTCAGACAGAGCTTCTTGAACGCCAGCGCCAGCGGGCGCCACACGTCCCGCGCCATGACCTCCACGATGGGCCAGTACACATGCAAACCGTTACCGGAGTCAACGATATAGGGGGCTGAAAGCCCGGTCTTGTCGGTGAATTCCCGCAGGGCGGTAGCGCCGGCCGCCTTATCGATGTAGGGCTTGCCCGGGCCGCAGTCCACGTCAGCGAAGAAGCATCGAAGGCTGTCCGCGTCGGCGGCTTGCCTGTGCGTGGACCCGGCATGCAGCTTGGAGAGATTGAAGTACGCATCGCGGCCGGACTCGGCTACGGTAGTGCCAGCAGCAAGGATCGCTTCCGGTGAGTCGACGATTTTCGTCTTGACCCCGCCGCCGGACACGATGCCCGCCACCAAATATGGACCCCCCGGAGGCAGGATAGCCTCAAGAAAAGATACGCTCACGCTGCCTCACGGTAGGTACGGGTAGGAGGGGGTGGGGCAGCGGCCCGTGTTCCGCTTTGTCGGGAGGAGATCAGCCCTCCCCTAGCCCCGCCGTGGACTATAGTTTAGCCCGGTGGTACTCCGCAATGGCTTCGTTGATCTTGGCCACGTTCTTGGGAGACGGAGTCACCACCCCGAAGAACCACTCGTAGACCGCCTGCCGGGACACGCCGAGCTTCTCCGACAGGGCGCGAACGGACACGTTGTTCTGCACCGCCAGCACCCCGAGCTCGACCCACGGCTTGGACTGGTCGCCTGCCACCAGCGCCTGCACCAGATCGTACGAGTACCCCTTGGACTTAATCTTCGTCATCGCTCGTCCAGTTGGAGATGATGGCATCCGCACTCTTGGCTGCCGTCGGGGTTTCGGACTTCTTGGTATCCCGCTTGATCGTCGGTTCCGGGTCCTCGACCGAGGTCGGTTCCTTGAACGCCGCGGGAGCGGCAGTAACCTTGCCGTCATCATCCTTCAGAACGTACTTCGTGTCGATGGCGGCCTTGGCCTCAGCGGACTCCCCTTGCGAGCGGGAGATGGCGATCTCCTCACGCGACAGCGGGCGCGCGGCGCGGAACTTCAGCACCGGGACAGCTTCGCTGGTGTCGAATCGGGCTTCGGTGACGACACTGGACATCGGCACGTCGTGCCCTGCGAGGAAGCGAGCGTAGGCTTGGAAGCCCATCTTCTCCCCTTCAGGCTTGCCGAAGAACGACGTGGCCGGCAGTTGCAGCCGGTACACGTTGCCGGTGAGGTCACCTTCCAGTGCCACTGCGATGCGCTGGTTGAACCGGCACGCACGGGATCCGTTCTTGCCCGAGCCCGCGATGTTCTGCGGGCAGGTGGCACACGAGACGCCCTGCGGGGCCTTGACCGACGGGTCCGGCTTCTTGGTGTCGGTGGAGTAGCACACCGGGGCGGCAGCTTCGCCTTCGACGTAGTCACCAGCGTAGTACACCCGGGACAGCGAGGGCGCCGCGTTGACCACCACGAAGTTCATGGCGCGGTCTTCGTTCTTGGAGACCTCTTCGCCGCCGACGACCATGCGCCACACGCCCCCCTTGATGGAGATCGCGCGCCCGGTGCCGCCACCGGCCAGCCGCTTGGTCATCTCATCCGCACCCTCACGGAGGTAGTCGGGGAGCACTGCGCCAGATTTGAACAGAGAAATTTCGTTAGCCATTTCGATTCCTTGGGTTGGGTTACTTCGATGCGCGACGGACGGTGATGTCGTACTTGGCGTCCGCGTTCAAGCCCGGCGGGAGAAGCTCCGGGTGTTCCTGCAAGAACGTCTTGATGTTGGTCTGATGCAGACGCTGCTCCAGAAGGTCGAGGGCGTCGTGTTCCTTGATGAACGCGTGCATGGAGTCCCAGTCGCTCGTCCAGTACCGCGTCTTCACTATACGGGTGAACGTCCCGTACGCCGTCTTGCCCCCACTCTGCCCGGTCTCTTCGCAGATGCGAAGCAGGGCGTCCTTCACGATGGCCATCTCGTCGGTCAACCCATTGATGCGGGTCTCCATCTCCTTGACCATCGCTTCCTTGGCGTCGCGCATCTTCACGTACACCTGCACGAGCTGGTCAGCCTTGCTTGTTTCCGTGTTCATCCTTCCTCCTTGGTAGGTACAGCTAGTTTACTATGTCCACTGACCAAGTCAAGCGATTTCCTGTTTGTACAAGTCCACCAAGCCTTGGTGCATGTCCACCTTGCCATCGAGCATCGCGTACATCCGGCGCTCGACTGGGCTCCCTTGCAGTCTCACCACCGTGACGTTGTTCTTCTGCCCCGCCCGATGCGCCCGTGCATTACCTTGCAGGTACAGCTCTGCTGACGGCGTCGGCCCCCACCACACCACAGTGTCCGCTTTAGTCAACGTAATGCCGTGCGCAGCCGCCTGAGGTATCAGGAGTATAACCCGCATCGTTTCTGTAGTCTGAAACGCCTTGATAAGCTCCGCCCTGACCCCCGCCGGAGTTCCGCCGTGGATCGCCCCGACCGCAGGATGCCCCAGCTTCGCACTCAGTTCTGTCTGCAACCTTTCAAGCGAATGGCGGAACGGCACAAACACGATGACCTTGTGCTCAGTGCCCTCGATGACGTCCATCAGCTCGTCGATGCGGTTCGAGATGTCGAATTCGACGACTTCACGTTCGGTCGTGTAGGCTACTCCCTGCGAAATCTGAAGCAATTTGTTGATAACCCCAGCCGCATTCACCGCGGTAATCTCCGCACCAGCGGCCTGTGCCGCCATGTCGTCCTTGATGAGCTTGTAGTACTTCTCCTGCTGCTTGGTCAGCGGCACGTCGCGAGTCGTGTACAGCATGTCCGGGAGGTCGAGGCATTCCTCCTTCGTGAACCGGATGGCGGGCTGCAACGCTGCGTGAACGGTCTCCTGTGCGTTGAACTTCGGTACCCACTTGAACTGCGTGAGCTGGGTCATGACCTTGTTGCGCCACGCCGTAGCAGACCGGGGCACTGCGTCGGGGTTCACCAGCTTGGCCAGCCCGTACGCATCGAGGGGGGACTGAGAGGCGGGGGTGCCTGTCATGAGCCACAGGCGCGTGGAAGGTTTGAGCAAGCTAGAGAGCGCCTTCCAACGATCAGTCTGGGGGTTCTTAATCGCCGTCGCTTCGTCAACGATAACGAGATCAAATCCACCAGCTTCAAGCTCGTCTCGCACTACCTTTACGCCATCGAAGTTGATGATGACGAAGTCGTAGTTACCCGCGATGATCTCTGCCCGCTTGGCGCGGGACCCCGAGGCAATAGCTACGCTGCGGTTCATGACGGTCCGGAACAGGTCGGCCCGCCACGCCGTGTCCATGATGGACACCGGGCACACGATGAGCACTCGCCGCACGAAGCCCCGGGTGAGGAGGTAGTCCGCCGCCCACGCAGCGGCGCTGGTCTTCCCAGTGTTGCCGGTCGTGAAGATACACCCATTGCGCCGTAGTAGTAGAAACGTGCTTGGCACGCTAAAGCAGTACTTAAATCCATCGGGGGACGGGGCGGTGCTCACGGTACCGGGGCCGGCCGAGCTGTGGAGTGCCAGTAGGCCAGTGACGGAGTTGAATCTTACCGTCACGGTCTTCAGTACGCCGGATTTGTACGGTCTCGGATCTTCGGTAATTCGCGCCACATACCCGCCCGCTGCGAATGCGTACTGCACGAAATCCGCGCTGGCGGTGGACGTACTGCAAAACTGCGCCCCCTTCTTACGAAAGCTGCCATCCCAATGCATTACTTCCGACCGGACTACCTCCAGCTGGGCCGGGGTAGCAGCCCAGAACTCCGCCCCGAATTCTTTGGTGCGCATAGGGGCTGCGAACGTGAATACGAAGTACCCGGTAGCGGTCACTGTGTTCTGCTCGCGCTCTTTGTACGGAATCCCCGCTTCAGCCAGCAAGGTACGAAGGCGAGTCACCTTCCTCGGGCGCTTGAGGCGAACCACGCAGTGCGTCGACGCACTAGGGTAATGCCCATCCGCTATGACCGCTATCTGTACTCGCAGCTGCGCGTCCGTGAGCGGGACTCCGGCGCCACCTACAGTGGTGAACGTGGGCTTTATCGCTATGTGGCGGAACGCTACGGTGGGGGGCCCAACTGTACGGCCAAGCCTATCGCGGATCCCCGCATAGCAGCGGTCGTGTTTATCCAGCACCTCATGGGCGGCAAGAACTACAGGCGCCCGGTCCGGCATTGCGTTGTTGTATGCCAATACGCGGTGCTCGGGGCTCAGAAGTTGGTCAATGCCGTACTTGGTCTTGAACCGAACCATGAGATCACACGGCTTCTTGATGTACTCCGTTGGCTCGACGAATTCTATCGCCCCCGTGTCCGGTAGAAACTGCGCGACGGGACCCCCCACGTACTCAGATATCCGCCGCCATCCAGTAGGCGTCAGGTACTCCGTATCCGCGTCTACACACCCGGCTTGGCTAAGGTTCAAGCAACGAGGGTGCATGGCCATGAACGCAGCGGAGGTCCGTTGGTGGTCGAACGGGGTGTAGACCCCGGGCCAGTCGTACCTCCCTAGGATGGGATGCGGCACGTTCTTGATCTTGAGGTTGTGCAGGATGCGGACCTCGTCGGGCCCCCAGTGCACCAGCACCTTCGCCTTGTCCCCGTTGCGTTCGATGATCTGACTCTTGGGGATGATGGCCGTGATCTGGTCTGCCTTCTTGGTAACGAAGAGCAGAGCCTTGTTGTCGATGATTTCCAAGCTACCCTCGAAGAAAACGGCGAGATACCGGTGGGTATCTCGCCAAAGCTACTTCAGGAGGAGGCCGCGATGGTGAACCGCGGCACGTCAATACTACGCCGATCTTGCCGAGGTGCAACTACTTCTCGCGCTTGCTCTTCTGAGTCTTGAGGGCCCCGGACGAGGTACGGGCGAAGCTGCGGTTCTCGCCCTTGGGGACTACGCGAAGGTTCGTGGTGCCGGGCGCCCCGCCCTTGCTCAGCGGCACGGTGTGGTCCACGTCCATGCCATCCCCCTTGTGGACCTTGCCCTCACGCTCAAGTTGCCGTCGAGCTTTGTTGCGCAATGCGCGCCGCTTCTTCTGCTCTTCAGATCCTTGATACTTGTCGTACTCGTCGCGGTAATTCCTAGCCATAATCAGTCCCTCTTATACTCGCACGTAGCGACGGGGCAGAAGCGGCACAGCGGCCCCGAAGTCGGGTTCCACACCCCAGTGTCCGCCTGCTCCTCGATCATGTTCGCCTCGCCCGCCCACTTCGACAGGATATCCGGAAGCTCGGCACGGGTGAACTCGCACGGGATCATCTGCTTCGCCACGACGAACATCAGCATACCCTTGACCTTCTGCACTGTGGGGTAGTGCTGCATGACCATCGCCGCCATCAGTGCGATCTGCCCGGGGTCCGCAAACCTTGCCGACTTCCCCGTCTTGTAGTCCGCCACCCTAGCCACGGTCCGCGCTTCGTTCAGGTGCAGGAAGTCCGGGATCCCTCGGAACCACACATCTGGGGCGAAGAACTCGCACGGGCTGAGGTCGCGCCGCAGTCCCATCTTGTGCTCACACAGGGTCGTACCCCCCAGTCCGGCGAGGGGCTCAACATACGAACTGAACCGCTCAAACTGAGGAGGAAGCGGGATGCCGTGCTGAACGAAGTCCTCAAACGCCTTGTGCACCGCAGTGCCGTACAGCGTAGCCTCGGTATCCCCTTGCTTGAACTTTTTGAGAATGCGAACTTCATGATAGCGACGACGGCACCCGAGGAAGTCTTTGACAGCGGAGTACGAGTGTTTGAGTTCCATGCCGATCCTTGGTAGTGATGCTTCCGCAGTCTAGCAGTCCCCATACGACGCGCCAACGCCTGATTCGCAGGCCAGCGGCAGCCCGGTGGCCCACTTCGGAACCCACGACATGCACTCTTCGACGAACGCCCGGGCCTCGTCTGCTTCCTCCCGCTTGGCGATGATCGCGACAGCATCGTGGACCGTGAGCACTACCTTGTACCGCTTCGAGATCTTGAGCATCTGCTCCGCTACGATACAGCGCGCAACTGCCTGCCCCAGATTCTCGATAACCTTGCCTCCGTATATGTGTACAGGCTGTCCTTTGGACGTGTACACCCAGTTCGCTTTACCTTCCTCATTCGTCTCGCGGCGCAGGTGCGGGTACTGGATATGCAACCCGCTCGGCAAGGTGATCCCCAGCTCGGCGACGCAGCAGAGTCCGTTCACGTCCACTTCGAACGACTGCCGGTTGGCGATGGCGTGCAGCGCATTCTCACCCCGAGTCCACAGCGCCTTGATCTTGGCGTACTTGGAACGGTAGGTGTCGATGATGCTCTTCGCCTCATCCAGCGTGACGTCTACCCCCGCGTTTACCTTGAGATAATCCTTGAGCTTTACATGCCCGACGCCGTATCCACACCCGAGTACTACCGTTTTTCCTACCTGTCTTTGTAGCGGAGTTACTTCTTCCGGAGTGCAGTTGTAGATGGCGGCTGCCATGATGCGGTACACGTCGCGCTTCGCTGCGAAGTCCGCCACGAGGTCATCCTGCCCCGCCATCCACGCCAGCGTGCGCGCTTCGATCTGGGAGGAATCGCAGTCGATGACGACATACCCCGGGGGCGCCTTAATAGCGCGCTTGATCCGGTTTTTGTACTTCCCGCGGGACGCTAAATTCTGGAGGTTAACGCTGTCGGAGTTGTGAACCAACTTACCGTTGGCAACAAAACGATGCCGCGGCCCGCAGTTCTTTATGTCATACACCGGCACTTGCGCCATCCGCAGCCGACTAGAGCAGCTCCGACACGACCGAGTCTTGCCGTCTAGTAATTCGCGCACGCGGACCTCTTTCTCAACGCCGCATTGGCATCTACAAAGCAGTTTACCCTTTGTAGGTACTCGCAAGTCGCCTAGCGCGGTCCACAGCGTCTTGCTCAGGGCTTCTGGCAGGCGTGATGCGGTGCGCTCCCTGCATTGCGTTTCGTAGGCTAATCTCTCCGGCGTCTGTGAATACGACATGATCTTCGGTCCCCGTAACTCCATCCCACGTTACCACCTCTCGGTAGCCGCTGAACACGACCCCCTCATGGGGAACGAAGTCGATACCGTCCCACACAAAGTCATCGGCCAGCACGTCCACGATGCGCTTGACCCGCACGCCGTTTACCGGATCATACACCATGACCTCAGTATCGGCGACTAGGCATCCGCTCCAACGACCCGAATGTGCGCCATAGTACCTCAATGGTACCGGAAAATTACCCCGCGAAGCCATAGCAATGAAGCGCTCAGTACGGCTCTCCTCGATCGTGCTCTTGTTCCCCAGCCGGGCGTCCACCAGCGCGGCCACCTTGAGATCCGGATGCTCCCGCAGTGCCAGAAACTCCTGATCCGTCTTGGCGAACGCATACGCGACCTTGCCCGTCGTCTTGCTGATCTTGGTCGGGGGTTCCACACCGAAGCTGCGTAGCAACGTCGCGAACTTCTCGTTGGACATGAGCAGCTTCTTGATACCCCCGTTCTCTGGGGCGAAAATCGCCATCAGCGCGTCAGGATCCGCACTCTCGATGAATGCCTGCTTGAGGTCGGTGAGCAGCTGCTCCTTGGTAGCCAGCACGTCGTTGCGGTGCTCGTGGAGAAGGGCCGCGTCCAGCTGTAGCACCGGCTCGATGTACATACGCAGCGTGAGGTCGATGAGCTTCATCTCCTTGGTAGGAAACCCCAGCCCAAGGTAGTGCCCGAACAGGTCGCGCGTCAGCACCACGTCGTTGACACAATACTCCCCGTACTCGCGCAGTTCGTACGACGTGAAGTCCGCATACCGAATCCCGATGACCCGGTGGACGGTATCCCCCTTCACGCCGAGACCCGCGCGCTCCGCCTGCGCTGCCAGACCGTGCTTCATCTCATGCGGGTACAAGGCGCGGGACATGCCGAGCGTGTCCGCGTAGGCCATAGGAACGATGCCGTACTTCCATGCGAGGATCGCCCCGTCGAAGGCCGTGTTCTGGCACACGAGCATCGCGTCGCTCCAGTCGATCGCCCGCAGCGCAGCCTCCACCTCCGGCTGCGGGTACCACCGCACGTTGTTCGGCCCCAGTCCGATCGCGCAGCCGATCACCTCAAACCTGTCGTCCCGGATGTACTCCTCCGTAGGCATCTTGGAAAGAGAGTAATCGGCTGCGTAGTAGGTTTCAAAGTCAACCGTGACGAGTTTAGGCATCGGGCGGCCCCACTCTCGCAACCAGTTCGTACCGCTCAGAGAACCACCGGACGATGTCGTCCGCCGTGGTGTGCTTGGACAGGAACTTCTCCAGCTCAGGCACGATCTTCCCGCGCTTGTCACTCTCGACCGCTTCGGCTTCGGTCTCGTACAGGAACCCGCGCCGGTCTTCCCACCGCGTCACTTTCTTAGCCATTGTCATCCCCCTTCCATGCGTTGAGCCGTTTGGCGATTTCGTGAGCGTACTCGATCTTCCGCTCCCGTGTACCGAAGTCCCCGGTTATCAGCATCAGGACATCATGCGTGAAGTCGTCGCTGGACAGCCACACGTCCTTGTCGTGCTTGGGAGCATACACCTCCCACGGGCCAGTCTCGCTGATCGGTTCGTTCATCATTTGAAGAGCCTCGCGATCAACCCCTGTGGGTTCTGCGCACGGTCGTCTTGGTAATTCCCGGCCAGCGCCCGGTTCCTGATACCCGCGAGGGCGTTCTGTTGCATGGCGGCCCTATGGGCTGCCATTACGGCTTGGCTGTACGCAGCCTGCGCGGTGTTATTGTAAGCGGGTGCCTTTGTGGGGGACGCTTCCGCTTCCTCCTTCCCCCCGCCCACGATAGTCGTGAGGACGTGTTCCGTGAAGAGGTCCTCCAGCATGAGGTCGAACGCGTCCGCAAGTGCAGCGACGTCCCGCCGTGAGATCCACGTGGGGGCTGCACCAGTTTTGACGTCGCGTACGACCCCAGTGAACCGCCCCTCACCTCGAAACTCCTCCGGATGTGTCTTCATCCGCTCGATGAGCATGGTAGCTCCAGCGGAGCACGGCTTCGGTTGTTCGTCCATCACACACCCTCCAGTTCGATCGGGTCAATCGTGAAATAGTCGCACTCTGTGAAGCCCTTCGGAGCGGCAAGTAACCACGCCGCGTATGCCTCACAATACGCCTGCCATGCGGTTTCGTCGGAGTCGTCAGTCACCGGCCGCGCAGCCCGATACGCCTCGTACTCCGCCTGCACTTGGTTCGCCGCTTCCTTGGTCGTGAATGCCCGGAGCATTTGCGAGCCTTCGTATTCGTACACCGCCCTCACTACATAGATCGTTGTCATGTCTCGTGGTCCTTTGTGTTAGAACGACGCAGTCGCTCCGGTATTACATCCGTGATGAGATACACCCACCCCCATGCGACAGCCATAAGCACCGCCACCCGAACCCACCATGGCAGCCCGGCCCACATCACTCGCCCTCCGTCGGCGGCTGCGCGTCGCGCCCGATGCACAGGTTCCACGACTGCACGGCAGCCTCCTCAAGGTCGAGCCCGCGCTTTTCAGCGAAACTTGTAATGAGGTCGACCACTGGGCCGCAAGCATCCGACGCGCCGATAGACACCGAGACAGGTCTCGTAGTCATGAATCCGGCGAAATCATAGATAGCGCCAGCGACTATGGCCGCGACTGCGCCGCGAGAGAACATCGCATCCTCCGGCGGCTCACTCGCCGGCCGCCATTCGTCGCGGGGCGGGTGGGCGTAGAGGGGATGTACAGCGACTCGGTCTGCGCCAGACCGACGCAGTGCCGCTGCGAGTTGATCGGCGGCAGGCTCATTGCCTTCGATGCGCTGGATTTCTCCCCGCCCCATAACTAACCACGCCACCGGCTCCGCAGTCTCCGGCTCCGCGAGGGCGGCTCGGAGACGGTCGATTGCCTGCTCTGTGTCTTCGACGGTTCCGTCGCCGTCGTAGTCATTCAAGACGGCCTGCGCTGCTTCGCGTAGCGTGTTCATGTCGGCTCCTTCAGAATCTTCAACATCGCTGCCGCCTGCTCAGTGGTCGTCGTCCACTGATGACCGCGCTCTGTCATCGCAGCGTCAAGCGCCCGCCACCTCCGTGCATCGCGGATCAGTTCTTCGGCGGCGTTGCGGAGGGCGGCCCCTTCGGTCTGGAACATTCGCACAGCAGTCATGCAGCTCTGGTGCTCCATGCCGGCCTTGAACGCTTCGTACGCCTGTGTCTGTTCCAAAGGCAACGGCGTGCCGCGCTCTGCCATCCATCGCTCAAAGGCGGCGCGCGTTTCGCGCTCTTTGGACTCTTCCTGTAGCTCGCGAAAGATTTCGCCCACGTCATTCCTCCATCTGCCGCCCGATCTCTGCAGCGGCGCGGGTTATTGCTAGGCGTGCGGCTGCGCAGAGGTCAGGCTCTTCCGTCTTGTTGACGAGAACTTTGAGGCCGCACCTAGTCCGCACAGCGACGCCCGTGCTGGTTATGTCGATCTCGAATTCCAGCTTCACCGCCAGCCGCAGCGCGTCGCCGTCGTGTTTACGTGGGTTCCAGTACTTGACGGGCTCTTCGTAAACCGTCAACCATTGCATCGTCCTTTTCCCTATGCAAATCCCGTGTTTCTTACTGTCGAGCTCCGGTTTAACGCTAACAATCCCCGCAGCCCGTGCCGCCAGTTCCAGCATCTCGCGATCCGTCATGTCGTCTCCTTCTCCGCGCGAAGGTGCTCGGCGGTCTGGACTTCTGCCACGATCTCGCGCAATAGGACTGTATCGCTCTCGTTTAGAAATCGGTAAGGTGCCTCACTTACAGTCCTATCCCGCTCCCTCTCCGTCTCCCTCGCGGCCGCCCCCCGCGCCATGCTGATGATCTCGTCGCGGGTCATGTCGTTCCCCTTGCGCGGATGGCGGCGGCGCAGTCAAACACTGCACTGTTGTAATTGACTGCGTACTCGTACCAAGGGGTCGTCGCTGCGTCTTCGCAAGCCTTCGCGCACGCCTCCCGCTCCTCCGCGACCTCCTCCGCGACGTACTGCTCGATTGCGGCGCGAATGTCATCCAAGCTGACGTTGTGCGACATTTCTGCAAGGTCGATCGCTTGTTCTAATCTGCTCACAGGGTCGATGCTCATGGCTTCGCCTCGCGCTCATCTGCGCTACCGGCGGGGATGTAGCCTGCGCGTTCCAGCTCCCCGACTCCGCAAAACTTGCGCGCCGCCTCCGTCAGGGATCTGGCCTCTTCCGGGCCAGTGCGCGGATCGCGGTAGCCGTGGACCTTGCACTTCTGCCCCGGGAGCAGGCGCGAGGGCTCGGCCTTGGGGAGTTTCGCCACGCACTCGGGGCAGGGCTGTGCGTACTTTTGACGAGCCTCCGCCCGCGCTCCGCGGAGTCCTTTCCAAAAGTAGTCGTAAGCCAGCCCGAAACCGTGGCAGAGCCCCTCCCAGTCCGGATCACGCAGAGTGACGTCTGTGTCGGGGTACACGCCTACACGGCGAAGTTGGTTCATTTCCCTTCCTCCTTTGGTAACTCTACCGGCGCTTCCTTACTAGGAGCTGTCGGCTCTGGGTCCTTCCACGGCAAGCCGTGCTTCTTGGCGTACCACTTCCTGCTGGCGATGCGTCGCTTGGCTAGACGCTCTTCATCCGGGGTCATTCGACCGCTCCCCGAGAAAGGTCCGCACAATGACCCGCACGGAGTCCACATCCCCTTCGTACACTACGAGCGTGGTGCCCTTCGCAAGGTAGATGGCGTCCAGTTCCGCCTTCTGCCGCACCGTCAGTGTGTTCTTCCCCGCCTTGCACTCGATCGCGAGGAACCGCCCGCCGACACAACAGATGATGTCGGGGATGCCGACTCTGCCGTACCCATTGGCTGCTGGTGAGAAGTAATACAGATCCGGTTTGTAGCTGTCGAGAATCTTCCGTACCTCCGCCTTGACCTTCGCTTCAGGGGTCATCGCCATTCGCAGTTCTCCATTGAGTATGGTTTGTTCTTGTCCAGCCTGACCAGCTTCTCACCGGGACGCTTTTCGCCCATGTCAGCGATGAACACCGTGTAGTCCGCCCAGCGCAGATCGCAGTCCTGTTTGGAGCGCATGCGGACCCATGCCGTGTAGCTGCTCGGCGCGAGTTGACCCGCCTTCCTGAACCCGTGCTTCAGCACCAGAGCGCTACCTAGCTTGCACCCGCACGACTTGGTCTCACCACGCTTCAACTTGGACACCGTGCTCTTATGCAACTTCCCGCAGTCGCATTTGCACTCCCAGACGCGAGCATGCCACTTGTTGTGCCCGACTGGGCGTACTGCTATGAGTTTGCCAAACCGCTGTCCGGCGATGTCATGGGACTTGTCTGCATAGCGCCGCTTACATCCGCACGATGAGGCAAACCCATGTACCAAGTCGTACCGGCTCTTGTACGTAAGGTTGCCGCATTCGCACTTGCACTCCCACACCCATTTACCGCTCTTTTCTTTATGGACTTGGTGAACCACCGTGAGGTGGTTCACCACTCGCCCCGCTAGGTCGTTGGGGGTTTTGGCACTCACGCCTCGACCCCGAGCTCCAGCCGGTCAGACACCAGCCGCGCATACCCGGCGATGTCCTTCCACGAATCGTAGTAGTGCGGGTCGCCGTTGAGGATGCGGCCGATCTTGTGGGCGATCATTTCAAGGCACTCCTTCTGGTCGTCGCTCATGTTGAGCCACTGGGGGGTACTCCGCATCCGGCACTTCAGGTCCTGCGTGATGTTCGCATGCTCGGTGAACTTCCCATACCGCTTGCCCCGGTCTGCGAGCATGCCGTCGATCGACGGCACTGGGATATCGAGGGGCTCTTCCCGCGGCTTCACGACGATCTGGTAGTTGACAATGTCGTGGACAGCGTCGGCGCTAACGTGTTTCCAGCTGAAAGACTTAGCCTCTCCTTGCGTCATCTTACCTGTACGGAATATTACGTTCACCACCGCAGTAGGCTCGGTAGGGGGGATGTTCGTCTCGCCATGCCACTTGATCCAGTCACTCATGCTTCTCTCCTGAAATAGTCTGCGTACTTGTCCAGCTTCGCCTTGATAACTGGCGGGACTTTCAGTAGCGGAGCCCATGCCACGAACCCCGCATCATCCCGCCAGTCACCGTACACCGAAGTCCCCGTGCAATTCAGCAGCTGCACCTTCTGCCCCCGCGGGGGCGGGTGCGCGATCGGGCACAGCCACTCAGGGGTCCAACTTGTTGGGGGCCGGTCATCCGTCATGCCACACCGTACAGCGCCTTGAACTTCTTCAGGGCGGCGAGAGCCGCCGCCTCGTCGCCGAACAGGATGGCTTCTTCGACCTTGGCATACTCCGCGGAAACTTTTCCGAACGCTGCGGCCTCGGCCTTGGAAAGTTTGTCCGTATGCGCCTTGATGAGCTTGCGGGCCTTCACCACCTCTGGCGGCTCCTTATCCGTGGTATAGCGCATGTTGCGGATGCGAGCAGTTGCCACCCGTTGAACGGCCCCCGCTTGCGCTCGCAGATACTTCTCCTGAGCCCTGTTCATGCCGTCCTCCACACACGGGCACCCTTGACGCCGTCGACCACCGACGGAGCCGTCTTGAACACAGCCGGGGCGTAGCGCTGCGACGCGCGGGCCACCAGACTATGCGGACTCTTGAGACCCGGTGCGAAGAACGAATCGCCGACCTCCATCTCTTCCCACTGGTACGCGCTCTTGCGCCCGCGCTTGCCGACGACGTAGGGAATGCCTTTCTCGATCTTGATGCTCATACTGTGAACCCCGCTGCGTGTTTGTGACCACCGCCGCCAAAGGATTTGGCGACCTCCGATACATCCACTTCAGACCCATTGCGCGAGCGCAACGACCACACGGTCTTCCCATCCCCCCGAACCCACCACGCTGCCGAGAACGGCGCGTCCGGGTACATCACCAGCAACTGATGGCACGTCTCCGAAATGTTCGACGGAGTATTCACAGTGGGGACGTCCACCCCACCAATCGGCTTCCACACCAGCCCGGCCGCAATGGCGTCCTGAATGTCTTTCGCCTGCTTCCGCGTGATGATAGAACCTGCTTCCTTCAGCGCCTGCACATTGTGATGCGCATAGTTCCAGTTCTCAAGGTTCATGTCAAGCTCGAACAGCCCGGCGTTGAAGTCCTTTGTCTCCTTGTATTTGAACGTCCAACGATCCCGATCATCCACGAACTGCACGATATCCGGCACCTGTCGGGTCTCGTCGAAGAACCACTGCCACGTCAGGTACGCTCCGCTGCGCGTGGTGGACAGGTACATAGCGACGTTGTCGCCGTCGAACTCCCGGAGCGCGTCGATTGCGGTCTTGTGGTGGTCGATGATGCACAGGAACTTGGCCTTGTCTGCCATGCTGCGCATGGTCTTCGGGTCGTAGCTGAAGTCCACCACGTAGACCTCTCGGTCGGTCACATCAGGGGGCGCTTCGCCGTACACACCGGGGTGCAGGTCCACATTCCATTCGAGCGGCGGGCCGTCGGAGAGCGACAGCCCCCAGTTCGCAACCCACGCGGCGGTAAACCCGTCGAGGCATTTCGCGTGGTAGATCACCAATGGCGTTGGTCGGTTCATTTGCTTCCTTTGTGTTTGTCATGCAAGGCCAGCAGCGCATAGGCGCGCTCTTTCGGTGGCATCCACTTACCCGTCAGCCAGTAGTGCACGGCCTTGGGGGACGTCCCCACGGCGGCAGCGAGCTCCATCTTGCTCATGTGCTTGAGGATCTTGCCTACCAGTGTCTCCCACCCTCCCATCGGAATCGGGGGCGGGGGCATGTTCGCCGTGGGGTGGGGCTCGTCAGTCTTGGGCGCAGGGCCTGTCTTGTCGTTGATGGCGGACGAGAGAGTGTGGAATACCACGTCCCCCTCGGGTTTCTTCCGGTGTTCCAGCCCAGCGATGCGGTTAGCCACGGTACCACCACGTGCGAAAACCCATGAGCATGGCGTCGAGTTTGTCGAGCAGGTTGAACGCCCCGTCCAGTCCCGCCGCCAAGGCATAGCCCAGCCATGCCAGTACGGCCATCGTCGCAATCATCGCCGCGGCAAGGTACACAACCTGCACCCCCTTCGCAAACCCCCGCCAGAACGCGGGCCAGTCATTGATGAGTTTCATCACCCCTCCTTGGCTACAAAGCCGAAAGTGCGGTATTCATCGAGGACCCCCTCAAGGTCAGGCTCCCTCCACCCTTCTGATTTCAGGATTTTGCCGTCCGCCCTCCGGCGCACCTGCCCCGTCGTCGGGTCGATCTTGGCGAGGTTCGACTGCATAACCTCCTGCCACCCCTCCACCATCGGCCAGCCGCGCGAGAGTCCATACCCGATCAGTACGACAAGCGTGTCGAGTACAGCGTCGAACTCTTCCACCTCGTTGTCGTGCGCGGTCGCCTCGCTCCACTCCTGCAACTCCTCATACACGAGGGTCCTGTACAGCTCGGCCTGCTTGAGGTTGTCGCGGTCCACAGTCTGACCACATGCCCGCATGAACGTGGCTTGGTCGTGGAACACCGATTGGGGCTGCTGTCGCATGTCCAGCCGTTCGGCCAGTGCTTTCAGCAGCCCCCCTTCGCCGTCCGCTTGGCGGATCAGCTCGTCATCGGTCAAGTTGTCGTAGATCATCAGGTCTCCATCTGGTTGGTGAACCGAATCAGGTGCATGTCACGGTCCGTCTCGAACCACATGAGTGCATGCGGAGGAGGTTCGTTGAACTTGATGATGTACCCCCCGGCTTTCGCCATGCTTACGATGTTGGTCAGCCACTCCGGCATGTCGCCGAGAGTCAGTACTCCTTGCGAGCGGGTCTCGACCGTACCCACCTCGCGGTCAGGCCAGAACGAGCGCAATCGCCACTGATCCCCGAAGAAGTCGAGGCGGTGCGATATTACGTCGGTGTTCATTACCAATTCTCCCATCCAAATCCGACGAGCTCACCCTCATCATCGGTAGTGAATACGACCCGATATACCCCCGCCATTAGCCGCCTGACCCACCCGCCGAGTTTTGCGAGGGTCACTATATCAGCCAACCACTCAGCGGGAAACGAGGGGAGCACCATCATCTGGCTCTGGCGTACGTCGGTGCGAACGCACACCTCCCACTTGCCATCGGGGTACTGCGTAGCGATGTAGTATTTCATATACCCTCCGCAAACCCTACTCCCAGTTGAACTTGCTGAGGATCTCATCCACCCTGCGCTTGGTTTCCACGCGGGCATCCTCGTGCTTGCGCAGCTCGTTGGGCGACACGCCGATCAGGGCGTCACGCAGGCTCAGCCGGGCCGCCTCCAGCTCCGGGTCGTTCGCCACGTTGAGGGCCACCAGCAGCTGGCACAGCTCCTCCGCATTCGTCACGAGGGTGTCGTGGAACTTGCGCTTGGAGCCGTCATCCTCGACCGTCAGCCGGTCGCTCATGCGGGTCAGCACGTCGTGCAGTCGGGTCCACGCATCCCGTTGGGCGAGCTTCAGCATGTCGGCGGCGCGCTGCTCGTACTGATCGATGAGATCCTGCTGCACCTCGCTCTCGATGTCGAGGCGGAAGTCCCCGCTGGTGGGCAGTGGTGCGAACGAGGACGTGATGGAGAACTTCTGCGCCACGGTATCGCGCAGGGGGTACTCACTGCGATCGAACAGCGTCCCGAGTTGGAAGGCAGCAGCCGCCACCAGCGTGTCGTACTTGTCGAGGAACTTGCGCACGAGGGAATCGAACTCCTGCTTGTGCTCGTTCATGGTCTGCGTGTATTCGAAGAACGTCTTGGTGGGAAGCAGCCGAGTGCCGCTGTCTGCCCACGGCAGAGTGAGACGGTAGTGCGCCGCGCGCACCTGCGCTTGGAACTTCGTGATGTCGTCCAGCTCCTTGCATTCAGCGAAGAGCGACTTGTAGACCGACGCGGCGCGCTTGGACCCAGCGCCCTTGGACGTCGTGACTTCGTCCTGCGTCTTGCGATCCTGCTTGCGCCCCGAATACGTGGCGATGTTGAGGTCCACGAGCATGGCGGACCGGGCGATACCAGCGATGACTTGGTGTTCCATGATAGTGCTCCTGAAGTTCTAGTGCCTAGAAGATTGGGGGGTTACTTCACAACAAATACACGCCGCCCGATAGCGGCTGATACGACGGTTGGCAACGCTTGGACCAGCGCGTCTATCTCCTCTTTTGGAGTGTCTTTGGGCAGGTGCAGCCGTTGGAGAAGGGCGCGCATCCAAGCCTCGCGAAGCGGTCTTGGAGTGTACGCGGCAGGTACCCACCCATACGCAGACACTAGCCGCGCTTCGCCCCGTGTGGCTACTTTGACCTCGATACGCACTGCCCCGCGGGTGATCCGTAGCGTGGTCGGGTCTACCTCCTTAACGTAGGTGGGGGTCATGTCGTCGTGTCCTGCATCTTGGTGACGGCCTTCAGCGCGTCATAATCCGCCTGCGACATCACCTGTACGCTTAGCCATGACGGGTTATGCGCCGGGTCCAGCACGGTGAGGTAGTTGTACCCACCGTTCCCGTTCTTGACCGTTTTGGTCGTCTCCCGCTCGCATCCATCCACCGCTTGGACAAGCGCGTCGAGCTGCGCCGCTGTCAGCAGTACCGTCGTGTCGCCTATTTGCATCCGGATCCTCATTCCTCATCCTCCAGTTCGAACGTGGTTTCGTTGGCTTCGCAGCTCTCGATGAACTCCGCTTCGCTAGTCAGGTACTCGTACTCGGCCAACAACGTCTTGTACGTCTCATACGCCAGAGATTCGCATGTCTTGAGGATGCCTGCCTCAGGGTCAAGCTCTTGGTATTGCGCACCGACGAGGTCGTCGAAGGCGTCGTGGCTCAGCCCTTCGAACACACCGAAATCCTCCATGTCCTCCGCGCACCCGGTGGTTACCTCATTGACGTACATGGTGTACCCCCGTTGGTAGTAGTTAACCGAGACGGAGTCGCCGTTCTGGTCCGCCGCGATGTACAGTGCGAGGTACGTAGTGTCGTGCCCCTGAGACTTCATCCAGTCCGCGAGGTGGGCCCCCGCTGTGAACGCCAGCCCGTCACCTTGTGAGTAGCTGATGCTCCACCGCACGTCCGTAGACTCTACGGAAATACCGAGCGTCTTGGCTTGCTCGCACATATCGTCAATGATGTGCTCCCACCACCGGTCACCCGGCTCGTGCTCGGCCCATCGCGTGTACTGCCGCTCGAACTCCCTTGGGTCGAGGTCCTTCAGTTCCTGCACAGTTACCGTACGCATACTGCCTCCTAGTTGAAGTCGAAATCCGCGCTGACGAATGTAGTCTTGTTGAGCAGCCCCCGGCCGCTCTTGGGGGTGCCATCCCAGACGAGCCCGCCCGTCAGGCCGTCGATCTGTCCAATCTCCCAGTCGTATCCACATGCCTCCAAGACGCCCAACCACGTCCGCACATCAGCGAGATCTTCCGTACGCAACCCAAGGTCCACATGCACGTCCAAGGCTTTCACGCGCTCGTTCCACACGGCGGGGCCTTGGCTGCTATGCAGGGCGAGCAGCGCCTTGTGCCCGGACTCGACCAGCACCTTCAGGGCGTCGTACGCCTCTTGGCTGCGCTCATCGGCGTGGTACACGAGGATGCGGACCTGTGGCAGGGACGGTGGGATTCTCATGTCAACCTCCGATGTAGAGCGTCGTGCCGTACGGCGCAGAGAGCCCCTCGGTCGTCAGCGCCCAGAGCGTCGGCCACGTGGAGTCACCCCAGCTACCCACGTACCCGTCGGACAGCTGCACGATCGCGGCCGGGTTGATGTTCTTGGCGCGCAGGTAATCGAACAGGACCGACCCATCGGTACCCCCACCTCCGCGCGGCTTGAGGTTCTGCACGGCAAACTGGCCGTCCTCGAAGATCTGGTGTCCGGATACTGCGGTATCCCAGTAGATGACATGCACCTTGGACGGGCACACCGTCTCGATGATGGCCGTCACCTCCGTAACGAACCGGGTCATCTCATCCGTGCCGAAGCACGAGCCCGACGTGTCGAACCCGATGACCAACTCTTGCATGGTCACGCCGATCATCGACGGCATGTACACGTCTTCGGCGAGGAACCTGCGGTTCGGCCGCGCCCACGAGGACTCATCACGCCCCCGGCAGAACTCCATCACGAACTCGCGCAGCACCTTGCGCCAGTCGACCTTCGGCGTCAGCAGGTCACCGAACATGCCATCCGAGCTGCCTGCACCCTGTCCCGCCCGCTTCTTGCGCAGAATCTCGCCCTGACGCAACGCCCGCTGGATCTCGGACGTCTGCGCTTCGAGGTCCTTGGGGTTCCCACCGGCACCCGCGGCGTTCTCCCAGTCGTGCCCGTCCATCCCCTCGCCATCACCACCCTGCGGATTCTTCTCCTTCTCTTTCTTCAGGTCGTCGAAGATCTGCTTCACGCTCCACCCGCGGTACCTATCGTTGGGCTGGATGCCCACCTTCGGCATTTCGAGGAACCCGGACTTCTTGTCCGTATCCATCAGGGACAGGTTGACGAAGTGGTCCGCCGCCACGTTGGCGAGGCGGGCGTCCTCCTGTTGCAGTGCCTTCCACACACTGAGGTGCTGGTAAGCCTTGTGCTGCGCTTCATGCAGCACGACGAACCGCAGCTCCGGGTCGTTCAGAGAGTCGACGAACTCCGTGTGGTACCACACATTCCAGCCGTCAGTGCAGGCCGTCTTCATCGGCATGGGCAGGTCCGTACCCACGGTGATCTTCCCGCATGATAGTACGCCGCTGTACGCGCAGAACTCCCTGTGCATCATGATTGCGACGTGGGCCTTCTTGATACGATCGGACGCGTTCATTTGCTTCTCCTGAGTAGTTGGTAACTTCTAGGGACTAGAACTTCAGCACCCCGCCATGCGGCGGGGTGCAGGCACTGCGTTACTTCAGTGTG